TCATTAAGATGAAGGCAGCCATTGTTGTTAAGAAGGTTGCGGCTAACGCAGCTCTTGTTACTCCAGTTGCACCGACCTTTGTCAGCGCCACCAACACGATCACCATTCCTACAGTTACTGGTGTAACTTACAAGCAGGGAACGACCGTTAAGACCGGAACTGTTGTAATCACAGCAGACGCGACTATCGTTGCTTACCCAGCATCTGCCGGATATTACTTCGCAACTAGCGAAGACGATAGCTGGACCTTTAAGTACACCGCCTGATTTTAAGGAAAATTGATGGCTAAATTTTATGGAAAAATTGGCTACGGAAATACAGTTCAAGACCCAGCAAACTCTGGTATATGGAAAGATACCATTACTGAAATTTCATATTTTGGTGATGTAATTCGAAATACAGCAAAGTTTGAATCTGGTAGTAAAGTGAATAATGATATTTCTGTAGGTAATTCAATAAGTGTTATTGCTGACCAGTATGCCATCGATCATTTTTTTAAGATTAAATACGTAAGTTGGGCGGGGGTTCTTTGGACTGTTACAAGTGTAGAAGTTCAACACCCCCGTCTAATCTTATCAATAGGGAGCGTGTATAATGGCCCCACGGCTTAATTTACAAGCAAAATTAGTTGCAATTTTAGGTTCTAATAATGTATATTTTCAACCGCCAGCATCGGTTCAACTACTATATCCATGCATCATATATAAACGTGATGATACGATAGTTAACCATGCTGACGATTTACCTTACATGCAGCGAACTCGATATTTAGTTACTGTAATAGATAAAAATCCAGATAGCTTAATACCAGCAAAAGTTGCCGCACTTCCTATGTGTATTTTCGATCGGTTCTATACAGCTGATAATTTAAACCACGACGTCTACAAACTATTCTTCTAAAAGGAGATCAATTATGTCAATTCTTTATTGGGACCAGCTCGGCCAACGTTTTTTTGAAACGGGCGTCGACAAAGGTGTCCTATACCTACCAAACGTAAATGGTGTTTACACCAACGGTGTTGCTTGGAATGGTTTGACCAGTATTACTGAGTCCCCATCCGGAGCAGAACCAACCCCAATGTACGCTGACAACCTTAAGTACCTCAATATGTATTCAGTTGAAGAATTTAGTGCAACGGTTGAAGCTTACACATTCCCTAGCGAATTTGCTCAATTCGACGGTATGGCCACTCCCACGACTGGCATTACTGTTGGACAGCAGACACGCGGAAAGTTCGGACTTTCCTATCGTACCCGTTTGGGTAATGATATTAATGGTGATGAATTGGGATACAAACTTCACCTTATTTACGGCTGCCAGGCAAGTCCTTCGGAACGCGCCTACAATACCGTTAATGATTCACCAGAAGCTATTACTTTCAGCTGGTCAATCGCAACGACGCCTGTTTCTGTTGGATCACTTAAGCCGACCTCAATCCTAACGATTGACTCGACTAAGGTTAACTCAACGGCTCTTGGTACCCTAGAGAACTTCCTTTATGGTACTTCGGGAACAGACCCCAGCCTTCCTTTGCCCGATGCTGTAATAGCATTGTTCTCGGGAACAACCACAAGCGTAACCCCAACGGAGCCTGCTTATAACAGCACTACTAAGGTGATTACAATCCCGACTATAACTGGCGTAACCTACTACAATGGTTTAGTGGCTGTACCAGCTGGTGCATACACGATTACGACGGATACCGTACTTACTGCTCGTCCTAACGCTGGATACTACTTCCCAGCGGGAATCGACGACGACTGGTTCTTTGATTTCTAATCAACCAGTTTAATTTAAAGACATAGGAGATCAGAGAATGCTTACAATTATTGTTAGTGGAAAAGAATTCTTTAACGAAGAAACAGAAGAGTTTGAATCACATGGCGACATTGTTTTAAACCTTGAGCATTCTCTGATCTCTCTGTCGAAATGGGAGTCAGAATTTGAAAAACCATTCCTAGGTGACTCTAAAAAAACAGCTGAAGAAATTTATGGTTACATAAAAGCTATGATACTTAACGAATACCCCGACGATATACTTTCAAAGTTATCAGATAAAAACATTGGGCAAATAAACTCGTATATTGAGTCTAAAAGATCAGCAACTACTTTTGGTAGTATGCCTGAAAGACGTGGAAGAGAAGAAACTGTAACATCTGAATTAATTTATTTTTGGATGGTTACTTTTAACATTCCATTTGAGTGTGAGACATGGCATCTTAATAGACTTTTTGCTTTGATTAGAATTTGTAACCTAAAGAATGCTAATCCAAAGAAGATGTCTAAGAATGAGATCGCTATGCGAAATCGAGAATTAAACGAAAAGCGAAAAGCAGAACTAAAAACAAGTGGATAAAGGAGGTCTTATGACTGTTATTAATTGGCATGAATTAGGATCAAAATTTTATGAAGCTGGTTTAGATCGTGCAGTTCTTTATGTTGAGGGAAAAAGCGGTGTTCCTTGGAACGGCTTGATTAGTGTCTCTGAAGAGAATGATACTAAAGTAGAACCGCTATACTTTAACGCTACTAAATTTAACGATTTAGTTACGTTAGGTAATTACTCTGGAAGCATGTCTGCATATACCTATCCAGATGAGTTTTTGGAATGCGAAGGCATTATCGAAGACCAAGATGGTGTATATTTGTCAGAGCAACCAATTAAAAGATTTGGTCTTTGTTACAGAACTCTGATAGGTGAAGGTGACAACAACTTTAGTAGTGGATATAAGTTACATATTCTTTACAACCTAACAGCTACACCGGCGAATAAGGTAAGAAAAACTTTAGCCTTAGACTTATCACCAGATGATTTTTCATGGGATATAACTAGTATTCCAGAAGTTGTTGAGGGTCACAGACCGTCGTCACATTTGATTATAGATAGTCGAAAAATAGACCCATGGTTACTATTAGACATAGAAGATATTCTATACGGGGACGCAACAAGAGACCCATTATTACCATCTATGAAAAGTCTAACAACATTTATTCGTAAGTGGGATAGATTAATAATTCAAGACAATGGCGATGGAACCTGGACAGCCATAGCCGCAAGAGATGGAATTATAATCCAGGATGGAACAGACCCAACAGAGTATGATATTATAGCTGATAACGTCACAACAGTAAACTCTACAACGTACACTATCAGTAGCTCAAATAAAAACGAAGAAGATATTTCAAACAATTCAAATAACAATTAGGAGGACATATAATGGCAACAGTAACCGTATTTACCGCAGCAAGAATGCAAGCCATAGAAAACGCATCTGTTGTTAGCGGAACAGTAACAGCTGGAAACCTAATTCTAACAAAATTTAATGGTGCGACAATAAACGCTGGAAGTGTAATTGGACCAATAGGACCAACAGGACCAACCGGAGAAGTCACAACCGCTGCCCTTAACGCCGCAATTGCAACTGTAACCGCTGCCGGGGCTGTAACAGAAGCAATGTTAGCTACAGGATCTGTAACGACGATTAAACTTGTAAATGGTAACGTTACCGCAGACAAACTGGCATCAAATGCTGTAAGCACAATTAAAATTTTAGACGGTAATGTTAGCGCAGATAAATTAGGATCAAACTCCGTAACGACAATTAAAATTGCGGATGGTAACGTTACCGAAGGTAAACTGGCATCAAGCTCCGTTACTGTAAATAAAATCGCAGATGCAACAATTACTAATGCTAAGATTTCAGCTAGTGCCGCCATAGCTTTGAGTAAACTTGCGACAACAGGAACAATGACAGCAACAACTGGATATTTTGAGGGTGGGTACTTAGGTGGACTTGATTACACAAATGCTTTATCAGTAGGTGCTGGCTACACTACAAACGGGTCGGGTGTTCTCCGTATAGGAAAATTCACGGGTAACGTTACCGGTATTACCATCAATCAACAGGCTGGTACGGCACCTTATTATATGATATCGTTCTATAATGTCGAAAATAATGTGGGCTCCATTTCACAAAACGGGTCAACTACTTCCTACAACACAACATCTGACTACCGTTTGAAAGAAAACGTACAGGGATTAGAAGATGCTTTAACAAAGATTGAAGCCCTGCGCCCTAAATCATACAACTTTATAACGACACCTGAAATTACACAACAGGGTTTCCTTGCACACGAACTTGCAGAAGTAGTACCATATGCAGTCACAGGTGAAAAAGATGCTGTTGATGAGCATGGTAACATGCAACCACAACAAGTCGATTACTCAAAGCTTACTAGTTTGCTTGTCGGCGCTGTTCAAGAGTTGTCGGCTCGAGTTCAGCAACTAGAGAACAACTAACTATTATAGCCGTACCGTCAAAATGGTAGTAACTATTAACGAATTCAAACAATAGATAGGATAACAAATGACTACATACACAGTACTTCCAATAATTATGCCCAGCGATCTTGCTGGAGCAAAAAACGGAGAGCTTAATCCGTCATTATTACGTGACATTAAAGCACCTAATGGTAAAATGCATCGACTTGCCGCAACTGCGTGGAACGCTATGCAATTAGCAGCATATTTTGATGGTGTGGAACTAAAGCACGTTGGCGCTTATCGTCCACTAGCCCGCCAAGTAGCTATGTTTAACGAGCGATACGCAGCTTCCCCAACTGGACGTACCCCGCAAGTAACTCGAACTTATAAAGGTAAAACTTGGTACCTTAAAAAGGGAGTTGCTCCGGCAGGAACACCTGGAACCTCTAATCATGGTTGGGGATTGGCTATTGACGTAGCTAACGCATCAGGAAAGCGTCTTGATTGGCTTTTAGGCGATGGTTTTGCAACTAGTAACGCTTTAAAGTTTGGCTTCTCATGGGAAGTTAAAGACGGAGCAAACGCTGAAGCATGGCACATTCGATATGTTTGCGGAGATAAGTTGCCGCAAGCTGTTATTGATGCAGTTAAAGCCTTCCCAACATTGGACGCTAAATGAAAAAATTATTCCTAGCATTTGCAATAATTCTAGGCCTATCTTTTTTTGTAATGTTGGCCGGATGTGGAGATCGCGAAAGGTATAATTGCGAGCAAGACCCAGCAAGTACTAGGTGCCCATGAGAAAAAGATTTACTAACTCAGAACTTAAAGCACGACTAATACTAATTGTTGGGTGTTGCTTGGCAATTACTTTTGTTATCAGTACCGCAACATTGCTATATGGTCTTTTGTTTGTAACACAACCATTAGAAGTGTCGCCAAACGATACAAGCGCATGGGACTTACTAAAACCAATGATGTTATTTTTGACAGGATCTCTTACTGGACTTCTTTCAGCTAATGGTCTTAAAGATCCTCCTAAGACAAAAGACGATGAGTGACATTTATGATAAAAGTTACACAACGAGGTGACTGGTCATACTTGGCTGGATTTCTAAAGCGACTTCAAAATAGAGATAGCGAAATATACGCACAACTGAAACCGTTTGCTGAAGCTGGAGTTAGAGCATTAAGTGCTGCTACACCAGTAGATACGAGTAAGACAGCAAATTCCTGGTCGTATAAAATTACTTTAGAAAAAAAAACAA